AATCTACCCCAACCAACATTAATTTCACCAGCTGTGGTTTCATCACCTAAAGAATTAGTTATTGCAAAACCGGTTAAAGAAACATCTACGTCAGTAAATGCATTTTCATTTCCTAAAACATTACTTATAGAAATACCAGTTAAAGAAAATTCTACATCAGTAAATGCATTTTCATTCCCTAATGCAGCTGTAAATCCTATTCCAGTTAAAGAAACATCTGGAGCTGGATCAATTGTACCTTCAAATGCTGTTAATGATAAACCTGAAGGATTTACAATTTGATCTGGAGAACCCCACGCTCTTGCACCATAAGTATCTCTACCCCAACCGAATTCTACGGTAGAAGTAGTTATGACATCTCCTATATTAAAAGATGCACTTATCCCGTTAACTAAAGTGTCAGAATCATTCTGCGCACCAAAGTTACCTGTGCTCCATGTAAGCGTACCCCAAGTTGCCATAGGATTTTACCTCCTATGCTATTAACCAGAGATTCTTAGTATCGCTGCTGAAGTTGTAAATGCTGGAAACTGAATAGTGAAAGTTCCTGATGTCGCTGTTTTATCTGCTCCAAAATCTAAAGCACATACAGCAGCATCTGTTACAGTTGCTGAAGTGTTATAGATTAAAGCTCCTCTAGCAGTCAAAGTCACACCTGTGAAAGACCTGTCAGCAAAGTCAACGATCGCAACACCTGATGCAATTGATGTACCATTATTAACTAATGCTCCACCGCCTGCAGTGTATTGACCTGATGCACCAACTTCATTACCAGTTGTGTAAGAAGTAGTTGCTGAGTTTAGAGTAGCTGAAGAAGTATAAAGAGCGATTTTAAACTTATCACCAGTCGTTTGCGTGAAGTCATGATCAGCTTCCAATAATTCTTTTTTAAAAGAATTTGCAAGTGCCTGTGTTATAGCCATAGTTTATCTCCTTATTATTATTTTCCGCCGACTCGAGGAACACCTGATTGATATTCATCTCGTCTTCGTCTTCCCATTTGTTCTATAGAGAAGCCTTCAACCACTTGTTTATACTTTCCTTCGTATAATTGCAAGAGATCATTTGGCCCTTTTAGAAAACTAAATGCTTCAACTAAGCATGCATATAATAAGCCATTGGGAAAATTTTGACTAATATATGTAGTAGTATTTGTACTCGATAAACCAGGATCTTTCAAGATATAATTTAACTGAATTTCATAACTTGAACCTGGTGTAGGTGCCAAAACGATTGTATCTTGGTCCCACATACTGTAATATTTTGGCTCTCCTGTAGCTCCTGTAGAATTATATTCTGACATAAAACTTGTATCTCTATATTCTAAGAAGTTTCTAGTTCCACCTGATCCACCATTTACTATTTGTGCTGATCTAACAACCAATAAATTATCAGGTGTATCAATAAATCTTTGATCAGCTACTAAATTAGCTGTTGCATATCTTCTGTTATTATCAGAATCTACATCTCTTAAAATTCTAAATTCTGCATTTTCAATAATACCATTAACAATTGTTTCAGTTAATACATTAGCATCAACTTCTGTGTAATCTCTAATTTTTTGTACTAATTCTGCGTATGTCATTATGTTGTTACCGTTACACTTCCTAATGTTATTTTAGCTTGTCTCTTACCATTAACTCTGGATCCATTATCCGGTATCATACCATTGTTTGATTGAAATGCAAAGTCTCCAGGTAAAGTTAAATCTACATTCATAAATCCGCCATCTCCACTTTGTGCTGAAAATGTTTGTGGTCTTGCATTTGCTAAACCTTGTGGATCAGCAGGTGCCGGTTTTGGTTCTAACTGCGGATGCTTTGGTTCAAATTCAGATATATGGACTCTTGATCCATTCCATTCAATAACCATTTCTTTATATGGAAAAGCTTGTCCACTTCTATCAGAAATAAATTGTGCATATTTACCATTGGATCTAGACATTTGGATAATAATTTTTTGGGGTTATGAAAGAACTAGTTGAAGAACCATCTTCTTCTAATGCTCTTTTTAGTTCATCTTCGTAAAGCATTTTCATTTGTTGTACTAATTGTGGATTAAATTTTTGTGATAAATAATATGCAAGTCCTGCTACCATACAGGGTACAAATCTATAGGGTACATCTGCTTCATTACTATAGGCCCCGGCATCCTGAATCCTGCTAACATAATAGTAGTTTAGAAAGTTTCCGGCTTCAGTGCTTCCTGGAGTTAAATATAAAGTAATAGTTACTTTATCAATAAATCTTTGTACAAAATATTGTGATGGAACACCTGTAGATGTTTTATTTGAAAATGCTTGATACTCAGATCTATTTATTTTTGTAAGTGGTGTATCAACACTAGATGCATTTCTATAACTTGCTTCTAAAATATCATCAACACCATATACTGCAGTAGCATCAGATGTGCCATCATCAGTTGATCTAAACATTGTATATTCTGCTTGACCATCAACTAATGTAATTGAATTATTTTTTACTTGCCAATAATGCAAACCTCTATTTGCCCATTCTTGAAACATTATGTTCAAAGAACGTCTTGCAGTTTTTATATCATTACCTGAATAATCAAATCGACCTATACGTTCATAGGCTTCAGTAATTATGTCATCAATATAAAAACTTGATTCAAAAGTTGTTGTTCCAGAGGTTGCCATTGATCCTCCTATTTATCAATAAGTAATGTAGCGCCTGTTAAATTTGCTATTGCAGAAACAGTCATTCCACTTTCAAATAAGATTCCATCTTCAGGCATGTTAAATGAAAATACATCTCCATTAGGAACATCTCCTTGAAATTGTGTACCATTAACATCTTGTAAAGTTATAGAACCTGCAGAACCACCACTATCAGAGGCCATTATAATTCCTCTAAGTCTAGTTCTTCCGCCAAAAACTTGACCAGTGCCTGTAACTCTTACCGCTTTTACGTCACCTTTAGCTGCCATATTTTTTCTCCTTAAATTTTAAAGGAGCCCCGAAGGGCTCCATAATTAATTAACTAGTTGTAACGTCTGTGCCAGTAATTACTTGTTTCCAAGTTGTGCCATCAGAGAAAGCATAAGTTGCTGCTCCTGAATAACCATTACCAACAAAAACCATTACACCTAAATTACTTACAGCACTTAAAGTTGCGCCAGCGTTTTGTCCTGTAGCAATAGTAAGTGTTGATGTGTCTGAAACAGTCCAAGCAACGCCACCACCTTGTGCGGTATCAGGTGCAGTAGAGTTTGAGTTTGCTCCACCGATGAAACCGTTAAGTGCAACGACTGGTCCTGTAAATGTAGTTTGTGCCATAGTGTATCCTCCTAGTTAATTCCACATAGTCTCTAGGCCGTCGACTATACGCGTCTATGTAGAATATAATTTATGTATAGTAAATAATTTATATATGAAATTATAGAAAAGTGCAAGAAATCCCTACGAAGAAATATAGATTTCAACGATGTATTAGTCCTAATTAACCAGCGTAAAGATGAATTTCACCATCTTTAGGATTGGTTCGGACTTGCTCTTCCTGTTGCCTGATGATTGATCTAATTACTGTTTTGATCTCATCACCAAGTACAGACATTTCAGGTGTTATCTGTCCCTTGTTTTCAAGAAACAACTCGTTCCATCTAGACTCGAGTTTCAGTTTCTTTGCGAACAGTACCATGTTGTCCTGAGCCATTTGTAACCTCCTCATAGGTTATATAAAAATCATTTGCAGTACTATTGTATTGCAGATCATTTTGTTCCCATTTTATATCAGATTTTCCTAGAAAGTCAATGATAGGTTTATTTAGCTCGTCCGCATCATTTATCTCTTTATCACTTTCGATTTCAAATTGTGTTTGAAGATTTTTTGTAAAAATTTTAACTAAGTATTTATTCATGGTTTTTTCTTTCTATATGTTAAATGAGGCGGGATTGTGTCCCGCCTCAAATTTATTAAGTATTATGCACCTTCAACGCCGAAGATACCTCTGTAGTCAGAAACTCCGAAAGAGTATCTTTCTCTAGCTTTGTATCTTACGTTACCAGTATCAAAGTCACCTTCCATTGCAGTTTTAATAGCTGCTCTGTCAAAGTACTTCATACCATTTGGTACGTCAGTGATAATGTAGAACGCATCTGGATCTGTTAAGAAATTGTTCACTCTGTAACCTTGAGGAACCATTCCCATAGAAACGATTGCGTTGATATCA